GTCTAGAACAGTATACTCTCACTCAACAATCTCTTTCGAATACGAAGGGAAAACATATACAGTGAGATTTAGAAAATGAAAAAACATAGACCAGAAATGATAGCCGCATGGGCTAAAGAAAATGGTATTCGAGGATATGAGCAATATGATCCTCAATACCGAAATGAGCAAAGAACAAAGTCTTCTCAAAAGAAAAAGTTTAACAAAAGTGTAACATATAAAAGCCGTAACCGTTAATACATAATAGTATGGACAAATTAATTAAAAAGGTTAGTAAGATGGAACTAGGCAATCCCGTTATCACGGCACTTGTAGGACTTGTAGTTTTTTATATAGGTCTTAAAATGTTTTCCGGCGGAATGAAATCAATGGGGAATATGGAACACTTATCCTGGTTCACTGGAAATGTTCTTTACATGTTTTTAGGCGGTATCATTATGACTCTCTTATGGCAGTCTTCGAGTCTATCTACTACCGCAATCATTGCCCTTGTGGCATCAGGCGCTGTCCCCTTACCAGCAGCAATTGCCGCCGTTCTTGGCGCCAATATCGGAACGACTGGTACAATTTGGTTAGCGGGACTTCTAGTTTCAGATGGTATGCCAAAAGGCGATACCTTGCGTATTGCTATGGCGCACTCTGGTGTGAATCTTTTTATGGCGCTTACATTACTTCCATTTGTTCATCATATCGCTAGATTCCTAGGTCGCTTCTAAAAAATAAATAATTTATAATTAACGCGCCTTCGGGCGCTTTTTTTTGTGTACAAACTTGTATAAATAGTGTATAATAATATAGTGGAAAGAGATGTCGAAGTTTAATAACTTAAATAAGAACTGGCAAAATCAAAGATATGGCGGAAGACTTCGTCCTATTCTTCTTAAGGATAAAGATTTTACCGACATAAAATATAAGTTCGAAATACAAGACATGTTTGCTACGCAATATGGATCAAAAGGATACGGTAAAGCTTTTAATTACATTTTTTTAAAAGCTTTAAAAAATAATAGTTTTGGAATGACAGACGTTAGTAAAATGAATAGATTAATTTCAGAATTAAAGGCAACAAATCAAGTAGCGTTCAACACAATAGTGCAATCTAAGTTTGAAGCTTTAGGACCAGGAGAAGTTTTGTTATTTCTATTACATGATAATATTTACTTAGCTGGAGGTTCTGAAGGAGGAGACGTTAGAATAGGCACTAAAAAATATGAAGTTAAAGGATGCACATTTAGACAAAAAGAAAGTCAGTTAAATGGATTCTTTTTAGGCAGCACAGTTGGCGATAAAAAAGTTCTTGGTAAAATATCTGAGTTAGCCATGAAATATAATATCACTAAAAGCAGCACTTCTGTAAAAACAACAGACGTGGATAAATTAAGAAAAAATCATGCGGAAGAATATTTACCTTTAGAAAAAGAATATGCTGATATAACTATAAGAGATTATTTTAGTAAGTACGGATTTATATTCATAGGAACAAAGGGTATCACTGGGGGAAAGTACGGTAAAATAGTACAGTTCTTTCCAAAAGGAGGAATAAAAGCTGACATGATAACGCTAGATGGATATTCTAGAAATGCGGCAAAACCATTTATAAAAGTACGAGGGCTGATATGAGATTTAAAAACTTTTACACCATACTAGAAGATATGGAACTTAAAGACTTAGATGGAGACTTTGTAAAAAATGCTTTAAGACTAAAAGCTTTTACTATTAAGTCACAGGATTTAAAGACAACTAAGTATAAGAAAGAAATACAGTTTGTTGTAAGAGCAACTTGGTTTCCAAACTTTGATTTAAAAGATACTATTACAGGCACAAAGTTTTCGAAAGATGCGCATAATAAACTTCTTGCTAAATTAAAAAAAGAAGATTCAAAAAATGCAGAAAGTTTAGTTCACTATCCGATGTCTGGTATAGGACCTGGCGAGTTTATGTTTTATTTTATGTATGATGAGGCGTCAATCGGTGGTGGTTCATCTAAAGGCATTGATGTAAGCTTAGGCTCAAACGGCGCTGAATTAAAAAGTATAAGCGTATCCAAAACTTCTAAAGGTGAAATACCAAAAGGATATGTTTCTGGTTTCTTTATGGGCGGTGCAGAAGACACTTCAAAACTTGCTGGTGAGTTTGCTGATGAGTTTGCAAAGATCGGTATTAAATCTGGTGGTTCAGGCAAAGGTTTAGAATACGGTCGTAAAAAACTTAAAGTTTTAAAACAAAAGAATCCTATAGTATTTAAAGGTCTTGAAGATAAATTTAAAGACATTGCAGCAAGTTACTTTAAGAAACATACTGTAATTTTTATTAACAATGCAAAGAAAGATGCAACATACGGTGAGATACTACATGTTGGTCCAGTAAGCGCAAGGAACGTTATTATAGATACAATAACACAAAGCTCAATCAAACCGGCGGTTAAAATATAGAGGAGAAAAAAATGGCAGTAAGTCGACATTTCGCAAATAGCCAATTAGCCGAGACTATAGATCTTTCGGCAGGTAGAGTAGTCAACACAAAATTCATAGAGAAATTTGGTTATAATTCTGCTGTTGGTGGTTCATTTGAAACTGTATGGGACGGAAATAACGTATACACTTACATATCTACAGCAGGAACAGCGACAGCTACATCATCTGATACATCATCAGACAATGATGGAACAGTTGAAGTTACTGGACTAGATGCAAACTATAATGAGATTACTGAAACATTGACTATCGGTGGATCTGCTGGAACACAACAATTTTATCGTGTTTTTAGAGCTCGTATGGTAACACCAAATACAGGTAGTGCAAACGTCGGTAACGTAACTATTACAGTTGATTCAAAATCGGCTGCTATTATTACTGCTGGTTATGGTCAAACATTAATGGCTTTATACACAGTTCCTTTAAAATACAAAGCATATTTAATACAACTTGATGTTGGAGCAGCAAAAGATTTAGAAACTGAAATACAAATTTTAGTTAGAAACGTAACTTCAGGAAGTGCTTGGAACACAAAAGCATTTATTACGAAACGTGGTGGATTTAGTGAAAAGAACTGGCGTGTTCCAATAGAGATACCTGAAAAACACGATATTGAAGTAAGAGCAAAGGGGAGTGCCACTACATCTGTAAGTGCAGGATTTGAGTTGGTGCTATTGAAATCACGATCATGAGATTTATAGAATTTATATCTGAACAAAAGAATACTCATATGACACACATAGAGGACAAGGTTCTTTATGGTGGAGTTAATGGTACAAGGCAAGCAATACTTGCATTAAGATCTTTACGAGACATGGTTGCAGGAGTAAAAGACGGAAACGTATCTGTTAAATGGGACGGAGCTCCCGCTGTTTTCGCTGGTACAGATCCTCGCGATGGTAAATTTTTTGTCGCTAAGAAAGGGATATTTAACAAATCACCAAAGGTTTATAAAAATGATGCTGATATTGATGATGACACTAGTGGTGATCTTAATCTAAAACTTAAAGCAGCTCTGAAATATTTACCTAACATTGGTATTAAAGGTGTTATACAAGGTGACTTCTTATTTGGTCCAGGCGATTTAAAAACTCGAAAAATAAAAGGAAAGACATATTTAACTTTTCATCCTAACACAATCATGTATGCTATACCTTCCGGAACTGAAGCTGCTAAGAAAGCAAAGTCAGCAAAGATTGGAATAGTCTGGCATACTGCATATAATGGTAAAAACTTTGAAGACATGAAAGCATCTTACGGAGTTGATATATCAAATTTCAAATCAAAAGATGTTTGGTCACAAGATGCTATGTTAAGAGACATGACTCAATTCACTATGAGTAAAAAAGACACAGACGAAGTCAATGCTCATCTCAGTAATTGTGGTAGAATTTTTAATAAAATATCTGGCTCTACTCTACGTACGCTCGAAGCTAATCAAGATCTTGCTCAACTAATTGAAACATTCAATAATACATTTGTACGAAAAGGTGAAGTTGTTGGTAATACTAAAGCTCACGTTGAAAAGTTAATAAGATACATTCAGCAAAAGTTTCAGAAAGAGATAGATAAAAGAAAAACAGAAAAAGGAA